TATCCTTATTTATAGCGTTTTCAATAATAAGCTCAAGTTCTTTACGCATACTGCGTTTGTTCTTTTGAGCTCTTTTTTGTAGCTTGAGTTTTACTTCAGGCTCTACTTCTGTTTTGACGACTTGTTTAAATGGAACTGGCATTATAGCCTCCTTGGTAATCTGAATGATGGTGTCCAATTTAATTCGACATCAAATAAATCACCATCGCTGTTTTTGAATAATGAAACAGTCTTGTCCGTGGAGTCTTGCTTTCCATTTATACCTATTACTTTACGTGAAGCATTCTCTATTGCACCTGAGCCTTTACCAGCATATATGTCAAGAATTTGATTTCTTGAATATTCTCTGGCTACTTGAGATATCTGTATAATAATGATATCCATATTAACTGCTAGGTTTGATAGATAATGAGATATGTATCTCACTTGTTCGTATTCTCCTCGTATGTTACCGGGTGTTTCTACTAAGTCTATGTAATCAACTACAACTAGGTTAGGTTGTAAATCACGTATAGTCTTTTGTATCATATCCGGCGTAGGTGCGACTGTCTGTATGTTTAAATGCTGTAAATACTTATTGTAGTTATCACTAACATACTTGTAGTTCGCTGTAACATCGTCTTTACTCATTCCACTAACAATTTGTTGGTTGCGTCTATGCATATACCAACCACTAAGTTCTAGTGATAGAAATAATGTAGGGATTTGCCATTCCTGTTTTATCTCATCGTTAGCGAAATCATAGCCTAATGCTATGTTCTGTGCTAAGGCTGTTTTATTAGCACCAGTAGGACCAAATATAGTCACCAATTCACCGGGATATATATTACAGTCTCTATCTTTTAAACCAAACATTCTAGCAAGATTTATCATCTTACCAGTAAAGTCTGATTCTAGCCTTTCTTCTAACTCGTTTTGCAAGTCGTTAGCTGTTTTTATTTCCACTAGGTAGTCCTTATTTTTGTAATGTACACATTTAGGGTTACATACCTTTGCTAATAACTCATCGTTACAACCATATTTATATCCATAATTATAAGTAGACTCTACTTTGTCTATTACTATTTGAGGATTTAATTGATTGTCATTCCAATGTAGTAAAGATGCTTTTGTAGCATCAGAAGGTATTCCGTTACGTCTAAAATGTGACGCCATTCTAAGTAAAGTGTGATTACGATTGCCTTTTGTAGGTCCGTCATTGTACAATTTTTGCACACACGGTACTACGTTACTTGGTTCGTTAATCTTTTGCATACTTCTAACTTTAGGTACTTCAGTTACAATTTTATCAGCTAATGATTCATCGCCCCATAAGTCGTTTTGACCGAAATCAAGACGCCTATCTGATGCGATAGCAACAATGTCTGCAAATTGTGACGTTAGTAATTCTGTAGAAGTTAGCGGCACTTTGTATAGAGATGACTTTACATTGAGTGTGTGAGGCATACGTATAATAGAAGTTCTAGTATACACTGCTGGGTCAGGGTCAAACTCTTCAAGTAACTTCATCATTGTAGCTTTTACAATAAATGGTAAGTCTGGTGAAGGTTTAAAACCGAATACTTCTGCTGATAAATCTATATGGTAACCAGTACCGCTATAGTATATAGCATAATTGCCATCTTTCAAACAGAGTTCCTTATTTATATAATTAAGTATCTGTTGTGTTCTAGCTAATGTGTATTCGTCTGAATCCTGTCCTCTGTCTATGTCAATAGGAACAGTATTTATATATCTCGTACCGAGAAAGTTCTTTATAGAACCATTGGCTTTTATAAATGCTAAAGCCTCTTCATCATATCGGTAAACAGATTTATATATAGCCTGTCCTTTACCTTGCTCATAGACAATGTCCCATACATCATCTAAAGGAACGAGAGCCCCTCGTTTAGAGGGACTCCCGATTGCCATTTCAACAAACATTAGAACGGCATTGAGTCGTCTTTTGTTGTTGATATACCACCATTGGCAACTGGTGATACTACCCCTTCTTGCACCTCTTTGATAAGGTTCTTGGACTTCATAAAGTTAATATAACCTTCGAGGTCCTTCTTACCTTCAGCGGTATTAGAAGTCAACTTTGGAAATACAGTTGTATATGCCTTAGACGGGTCTTTACGACCGGGTTCTTTGTATATATACGCAGTATAATCCAATGTTGGATTGAGAGGGTCTGTGACGTGATTGATGTTAAAATGATTAACTAAGTCAATCGCATTACCATCAGCGTCTACCATCTCTCCTGTTACGTTAGGTCCGCCATCGAATCCGATAGCATCGAAGAGCCAATATAGCCTCTTTAGTAACGTACAGGTTTTGATATTCCCGTTGGGCTCTTTGTCAAATGACCCTGCAAGTTTAAACTCTTGGGTGTATTGACTATCAGCTACCTTTAAAGTACCAACAAGATACACATCAGCCCAATCGAAATCGGATGATTTGTCTTGCCAGTCCAATATACCAACGGCACAATAACCTAACCATTTAGAGCCACCACCAGTGGAAGCTTCTAGACCGTCAGGGCGAAAACGAGTTGTATTACTCATTCTTCCTCCTTGTATTTTAGGATTTCATTAGATATAGCACTATACTCAAATGGGAGTATCTTCTGAGCTAGGGGTTTTAGTCGTGAACCGACAACCCTTTCATCATACGCCTCGAATGAGACATAGTACTTACCATCATCTTTAGACGCAGTTGTATAACCAATTACGTCAGCTTTAGCGGCTAATGAATAACCTAAGCCACGAGGTAGTTCTGGTGCTAATTGGACCTTTCCATCTTGCATCTGAGATGTTTTGGAATGGCTTACTAGCACAAGATTTCCTCCCTTTTTCTTCATAAGGTCTTGGAATCGTTTGATGACATCTAGATTTTTACGTCTAGCTTTGCCCCAATCTGCACCCCATTGACCTTCGCCCATAGCAGTAATACCTAGCTCATTAATAACAGCATTTTCTATCCAGCCGTTAACTTCGCCAATAGTATCAATTACTATAGTGTCGTAAGGTAGGTCATCCCATTCTTTAGCTAACCAGTTGTAACATTCTATCATAGAATATACTGGCATAGGTTGACCTTTCTCGTCACCAGAACGATAACGAAAACCACGCTCTTCAGGTGGTGTTATTTCAGTCTTAGGTTTACCACCTTCGACTATTTGCTTGCCGTCTTTCTCAACAGCTCTTATAGGAGCATTTAAACTAGTACAAGTGACTACGTTAGCTTTGTTTACAAAATCAGAGCCAAGGTCGGTGTCGATTATTACGACACCTTTATGACCTAATGGGCTCCAAGAACTTACTGCTGTAGTTTTACCAGTTTTAGGCTGTCCTATGATTAAATATGTCAGTCCGCTGGGCATTGCTGTCCAATCGGTCGACACTTTCCGTACGTGTATCAATAGATACCTCCTTCTTCAGGTTTGGAGTTATTAAAGTACCAAATTCTACCATATTTGGGTTCAGGCTGGTCCAAATATAGTCATAGTATGCAAGACCTGCAACTATATTATACATTTGAGCTAAGCCTAATGACACAATGTGGTTTGTAGCAAACACTGTGTGTTTCATACTACAAGGTGCGGCAGGGATAGTATGCGTGGGTGCCCAAGTGGACAGATAGTTTTGAGACATATCTGTAGTGCACGTTACCATTTCTACACTTGTTGCACCCATACGGAGGTCAATTAAGAAAGCTCTTTCTTCGTGACTTACTTCAAGCCATCGAGTATAAACCATCTTTCTTGATTCCATATCATCGGTGCATACTATCATTTTAGAAGTGACTCTGTCATCCATACCAAAATGTTCTTTTGGTACAAACTCCTGCCAATCTTCTGAGTACCGTTGAAACAGCCCTTGAGCTGAATCACGTTTAGCATTGCCACTTTCATCAAGCGGATAAGCTGTGGTACTTAAGTTATGGTCTTCTATAACGTCACCGTCATAACCTATAACTTTGTGCCAACCCATCATTGCTAATCCTTGTATTAAGAATGAGCCAATGCCACCTAACCCTACTACTGATACTTCGTTTAAATGGGTTAATGGAATTAAGTCCTTATTTCTAAGGAATCTTGTTTTTATTTTATTTGCCATTCAACAAACTCCTTTAACATTGCGTGTGCCGCTTCTTCTGAACCGAACATAGCAACGTCTTTTATGCGTGTGGCTTCTTCATAAAG